GTCTAATGTAAATGTAGTTGTTCCGCTAGTTGCCATTACTTACCTACTTTTTTCATAGCTTTATTGTGAGCTTGATTAAAAGACTTTCCTGCTTTCATGTCTTTTTTCATTGCACTCATATGTTTTGCACTATGATGTTTTGAATGTTTCTTTAATTTTTTTTCTTGAGCTTTAGTCAAACCACCAGCTTTCATAAAGCCCATTTTGTTACGCACAGATTTAGGCAACTGTCTTAAACCTTTGCCTTTTTTTCCTTCTGGTATTTCTTTCATTTTAGTTCCTTTTGCTGGAGCACTCCTAGTCATTTTA